GTGGACACACTCCGCGATGATATGCACAAAATGCGCTGGTATCTGAACCACGACACGCGCCAGCTTTTGGGTGTGCCACTGTCAGGCGAGGAAAAGGACAACAACCTCATTATGACGGGACAGCTTAATCTCAAAAAGCAGATTGGCCGTGACATTCTGGAAGATTACAAGCTCTTCCGCGATTGTGGCCGAACCCTTGAACACTCCATCGGTGTCAAGGCTCTCGCCCGTGATGAGGAAGACCGCCGCAAGGTTGTGAGGTGGAAAATGCTCGAATACTCCACGCTGACCGGCTGGGGCGCCAATCCCCAGACGTTTCTTGTAGGACTGAAGAGCGCCACCGAGAACCAGATCAGAGATGCCGTTGAGCTTATCCGCATGGCGTTCAAGCAGCGCGGATATTCCGATGAGCGACTTAAAAATTACGATATGGAACTCAACCTGCTACTCAAATCACTCAGCGGCGGTCTTGTCGTTTCTTGTCCGTGTTGCGGTTATCAGTTCGACTATGACAGTCTGCCGGAGCATACGTTCTCGCAAGAGGTACACGATGCCGCCGGCGAGTGGCTAAGTTGGACTGCCCGCAATATGGCGCGTCAGGAGATGGAGAAACTCACTCCCGAAATCCGGGAGCAGGTAATATCCATTATCGATTCTCTCAAAGGCAACAAGGAGAGCCTGACCGAAAAGAGCATCACAGACTCTCTTGCTTTCGTCCGATGCCCCCACTGCTATTCCCGTGTCTATCGCGGCAACACAATCCTTACCCCGGACGCTACCGTAGATAAATCCAAAGACCCAAAAGGCGGAACGGGGGACAAGACCGATGACGAAGACAATAAGCCGGAAGGCAATAAGGAGAAATCCTGCACCGAACCTACGCCATCGGCCTCGTTCTGGGCCACATTGAATGCGGCAACAAAAAAGTAAACAATCACCTTTTAATTTCATAATGCATTATGGCAAAATTAACAGAAAAAGAAGTGCAGGAGATTTTCGGCATCAAGACTGCCGGACTCCCCGATGAGCAGCGCACATTCATCAACGCAATGGTCGGTGCTTTCACCGATGCTATCAACAAGTCCAACCATGGCATGATTTCCGATGATGTTTTAGCCAAGCGACTTACCGAGCTCAGTGCGCAGATGTCGAAGAGCAACACCGAGGCTCTTGCAGAACTGCGCAAGGAGAACGAAGGCCTCATCAAGCAACTCAAATCAACAGCCGAGGCCGTCGAGAAACTCAAACAGAGAGGAATCTCGATGCAGACCATCAACAAATTCGATGAAAAGCTCCAGGCTATGTTCGACAGCGAGAAGTTCCAGGACTTCGCCGCCGGCAACACCAGGAAGTCAGGCCAGTTCGACGGCTTCTCTCTCAAAGAGGTCGTATCCATGACTGACAATTATGAGGGCTCACACCTGATTACACAGCAGCAGTCCCGTGTAGTGTCTCCCATCGCCAACAAGCCTCTGCATATGCGCGAGATTCTTCAGGTACTAACCGGCGATCCTGCGTTCCCCAACCTCGCGTTCACACAGGTTGACTCCATGGATCGCAACGCCCGTTATGTTACCGAGAACGGACGCCTGCCCGAATCGAGCATCAAGACGAAAGAAGTCCAGACCGGCACCAAACGCCTCGGTACCCATATGCGTATCTCCAAGCGTATGCTCAAAAGCCGCGCATATCTGCGCTCCTACATTCTAGCAATGATGCCCGAGGCCGTATATATGGCTGAGGACTGGAATATCCTTTTCGGAGACGGCAACGGCGAGAATCTTCTGGGTATAGCCAACCACAAAGGCGTTCTCCCGGTCGAGAAGATTATCACCGATAACATCGTAGAAGGCAAAGCTGGAAGCATACAGAGCGTAACATCCTACAACGGCGGTGCCGATGCTCTCGTAGAGTTCACAAATCCCCAGCCACTCGTTCTCGACGGCATGGCGATTACGTTCACCGGCGCAACCTCCAACGCCAATCTGAACGCGACCCACAACGTTGTCAAAGTAACCGACCGTCAGGTTCTTTTGCTCGATGTAGCTATCACCGAGGAAGAGGCCGCTGCCGCAAGGATGACTTTCAAGGTGAACAACGCCGCTTTCAAGAGCATCGAGGCTCCCAACTCCGAGGATGTCATCAAGACCGCTTTCGCCGTCATGACATTCGGCCAGTATTTCCCGAACTTCCTTGTGCTGAACCCGATTACCGTCAATGCCATCGATAGCGAGAAAGACGCGCTCGGCCGCAATCTCGGACTCGTCAAGGTGGTAAACGGTATCAAATATATCGCGTCGCGCCCCGTGGTGGAATATGCAGGCATACCTGCCGGAAAGTATATGCTCGGAGACCTCAATGCCGGTGCCCATCTCGTCGATTACACATCTCTGACTCTCGAATGGGCCGAGGATGTCGAGACCAAGCTCACCAATGAGGTTGTCCTTATCGTCCAGGAAGAGGTGATTTTCCCGGTATATATGCCGTGGACATTCGCCTATGGCGACATCAACCAGCTCAAACTGGCCATAACAAAACCCGTAACCTCAACAGTAACAACTACAACTGAATCAAACTAATGGACATAATCGTAATGGGAGAACCCCAAGAACTCGATTTCGTCCGACGTTTATGCCGCGACAAAGTGCGCCGGGGATTGCTTGCTATACTCCCGGCCACAAGTCCGGCTTGTGATGAAGTAGTCAGACTCAAAAACGAGCGTGACGAAACAGCCAGACAGTTGCAGGTAAAAGATGCCCGCATAACAGAACTTGAAGAACAGGTGTCATCCTTGACCGTTCCCAAACCCGCCGAAAGTGTTCCCAAACCCGCTGAAACGGTTGAAAATGCCGGTGAATCCGTGCCCGAAAGCGTTCCCGATGTTCCAGATTTTATGGATGATAATAAAAATGTAGATGCCGATGACATGACAGAAGTGAACCTTGATGATGTCAAGGACGAACCTCAGCCGGACACCAAACCGACCCCGACCCCGACACCTAAGAAAACAAGAACCAAAAAATCAGAGTAACAATGCTGATAGACTGCTCATATTTCGTTGACGGCCCACGACACATTCAGAACGCCAGCCTTGGCAAGATGCCTAATCCAAACGCGGAAGAGGTCAACGAGGCTATAAAGGCTTACATCCGGCAATATCAGAGACCGTTCCTAAAAGGCGTTGTCGGCACACATATCGCAGGTGCCATAATCTCGTATCTCAAACTCATAGACAAAGACGAGCAAGAGAAACGTGACGCGGATCTTGATATGGTGATTGAGCAGTTGCGAGAGCCATTTGCAAACTATGTGTTCTACCGGATTCTGCGCGATGGCAATAGTCAGGCAACAATGACCGGCCTTGTACGGCTCAAATGTGCCAATGATTATGTCGCTCCCATACGTCGGCAGGTATCGATATGGAACGATATGGCGGATATGGTTGCAGACTTTTCAGCATGGTGCAAGACCTCAGACTGCAATGTCCCCGGCATTGTAACCAATTCCAATTTCTTATCCAAAATCAATGCCCTCAATCTATGAACCGTAGCCGCGAAATAATCGAGATATTCAAGGATGTTGTCAAGGCCACCGCCAATGGCTGCACAATTGTAATTTCTTCCCGGAACGGCATGACACGCGAGATGGCTTGCCCGGAAGTCAACTACACTTTCGGCAATTCCCAGTATGTGAAAGACCATCTCGACGAGTTGAGCAAGACCCCGAAAGGAAACGACATAAAGTTTCCTCTCATAGCCCTGTTCTGTCCGTTTGAGGAAAAACGCGACTCTCACGATTATTTCAGCAAGGCCACCGTCAACGTCCTTATCGCCTGTTCCACATCAAGGCAGTGGAGCAATGAGGAACGACTGGAGCGTTCTTTCCGAAACATTCTTCGGCCAATATACAACAGGCTGATTGAGGCATTGAAAGAGGACGGGCGCATTGACTTCGGATATGATGAGGTAGTAAGGCACAAGTACTCTGAAAACTACTCTTATGGCAGATATGGGGCGCACACCGGTACCGGGGAACAAGTGAGCGAACCCATTGATGCCATTAACATCTCCAATCTCGAATTAACAATAATAACTAAATCGTGTAGATAACTATGAGACCTATCCGAACATGCGAAAACGCCCAGTTCAGCGCGGGCGTTTCCAAGTGCTACCTTGACATGAACAAGGTCAAGGGGGCAATCCTCGTGCCTGCCGGTACTAAACTGCTGGCAGAAATTACCGGGGAAGCGCTGAAAAAACTCTGCCACGCCAGTCGGTCGGAGCGCATATATCCCATATTCCCATTTGTAGAATATGCAAAGAACGGCGGAGAGGCACAGGTAAATGATAACGGCTATGGCGGAGCCCAGTCAACCGGCGTAAGCAGCCGTACCGATGCCCTGACTCTCGACAAGTTCTATCCTGAACTTAACTCGTCCATGCTCAGGTGCATGAATATGAAGTTCGATGTCTACTACTGGGATGAGAAGTATGTCCTCTATGGAGAGAACGATGGTACCGACATCTTGGCCGGTTTTCCCCTAAGCACAATTTATCCGACCGGTGTCCCGCACCCGACAAGCAGCGGGGCGGCATCGCTTATCGCAAACTTCGCTTTCGCCGATGCGCGGGCGTCAATGGAAAATCTCGACTTCCGCAAACTCGACTTCAATCCCGCGCGATTCCTGATCGGACTGACAACGGTTCAACTTGTCAAAGCCGATTCATCCGGAAACGCATACAAGCTAATCGAGAAAACCGGCGGATATGATCTGACTCCGACATTCGGCAAACTGATATCCGACAGCCCCAACCTCATCTCGGGTGTGAGTGCCGCAACTTACGATGAGGACAGTCAGACCCTCACCCTCACCGTTACTTCCGGCGCCACACCGAAACTCAAAGCCCCGGAAACTCTGTTTGAGGCAGGAGTCGAGGGCATAGAACAACTCTGAGCGCCATGCTGAAATACGAGAATGTAACATTCCTCAAGGAACCGGCCAAAAGGCTCTCAAAAGAAGAGTTCATCGCCCATCATTTGAATATCTTTTGGCCGGATCGTGACGAGGAGACGCGAAAGAAGATGCTCGGCGCAGTCCACGACCTCATCACCGGGGCAAAGAAAACAAAAAAGTGATTAACCGGGGCGGGGGTACATATCTCCGCCCCTTGAATTCTCTCTATGGATATTCAAGGCGTATATGACATAATTCACAAGATTTCCGAGGGTTTCGAGGAGAATGCGCTGCAATGCCTCTCAGACCATTCCGGCAATGTTGTCGTTGCCATTCAGGAGCAGATTTACAGCGGTCAGAATGGCGAGGGGAGGTCATTGTCACCGACATACGATGCGGATCCATACTTTGAAGAAGAAGGCCCTTGGTATCATCGTTCGGCGGCCTACAAGGCTTGGAAATATTCGATTACCCCACCTGTCGGAAGTACCCTGTTGGGATTACCGCCGCGCCCGGACAACGTGCCGAACCTTTTCATCAACGGCAGATTCTTCTCAGAGATAACGGCCACCAGACGCGGCGATATGCTATATGTCGATCCCGGTTACAACGACGGCCCCTCCATCGTAGCCAAATATGGTGACGAGATATTGAACATGGGTCCCAATGCTGTGGAATATTTCAACCGTGAATATATGTGGCCGGCAATAGAGAGATTCTTTAACGAGAGCGGATACCGATGAGTTGCGCGTGTGAACATAAGAAGATGGCCAGCGAGTACGAGCGAATGCACCGCCTTGCCAAGATGACAGCCAAACTGCATGAGAAGACGGTGGTTCTGTATAAGAACGTAGACGGCACATATGGCTTTACAACAGAGGTTGAAACAGATAAAACGATTGTAGAATACATATCCCCATATTAAATATGTCAGTAAAGATAACAGACCTTATCGAGCAGGGGGTCATCGAACATATCAGGGGACTGGATGCCGAACTACTGAAAGTCCTTGACACATATACCCGTGTGGCAAAGGATATGGCAAAGGGTATAGATTTTAGTGTCAGCGGGATAGAAGATATTGACCGCCTGGAACGATTGCTTGTCGAGCGCGGGCGTGAGGCTGCACGGGTACAGCAGCAACTGACCCATGTGATATCGGAGCAGGGGCAGGCTGTAGCCAATACCACCAACACCATCTCCCGGCAGCTCATGGAGCAGGAGCGCGTCAACAAGGCACAGCGCGAGGCATATACCGAACATGACCGAGTGAAAAAACTGCTTGATCAGTATCACGATACCTATGAGGGACAGATTCAGAGCCTTGTCAGGATAAACGGAGAATTGGCGGCCAACAAAAAGGCTCAAAAAGACAATGAAAAAGCATTGTCTATGGGAAGTGTGTCTATGGCTCAGTATCAGGCCAAGCAAGCGGAACTTATTACCCAGCATCGCGCACTTACGCAAGAAAAGCGTACACTGACGCAAATTATGGCGGCCGAGGAAAAAGCGGCGCAGACCCAGGAGGGCAGTTACGTCCATATGTCGCAACAGTTGGAACTGCTCAAAAAAGCATACAAGGAGTTGAGCTAAGAGGGCCGCAGTTCTGATTTAGGGAAAGAATTGGAGGCATCCATTCAGAATCTCGATGCCCATCTCAAAGACGTGGCCGCCGATATGGGGGAGTTCCAGCGCAACGTAGGTAATTACGCGATAGCCGGACAGCAGGGGGTGGTTGCCACTGAAAGCGTGATTGCCGCTATAAATCAGGAGGCGCGAACTATACAAGACCTCATTGACCAGACCAAGATACTTGAAGAGGCAAAGCGTATGCTGAACACCTCTGATAAGAATTATGTAGATACATTAGCGCAACTTAATGAAAAAATTGAGGAGAACAAGCGCAGTCTTACTGATGTCAGCGACATTATAGATAAGGATGCCAACTCCATAGCAGATGCAGAGGCGCAAAACAAACGTCTGCAAGAGGCATTGAAACATGTTGACCTTTCAAGTGATGACGCCCAAGAAACGATTGAAAGGCTCAACAGAAAAATAGCAGAGAATACAAGGCTCATACGCGATAATACCCCTGCCATTCAAGAGCAGACAGCAGCGACTGAAGACCGCACAAGGGCCAATCAGGATGCAGCCGATGAGTTACTCGGACTCGTAGGCATAAACAACAACTTTGGTGAATCACTGAGGGGATTGAGTCAAACAAACGCCGGAGGTGTTATGGATGGCCTTGGTACCAAGGCAAAGGCATTAGGCAAAACCTTGCTCGGACTGCTTGCCAATCCGTGGGTTCTTGTATTTCTCGGTATCGCAGGGGTAGCTGCCGGATTCAAATGGTGGTACGACTATAATAAAGGGCTTGTAGAGGCTACAAAGCTGACAAAAGACTTTACCGGATTGTCCGGGAACGAACTTAAAGGAGTGCGTAACGAGGTGCAGGCGGTAGCCGACACATACGGTAAAGATTTTAGGGAAGTTCTTGAAGCCGCCAATGCCATATCAAAACAATTTGGCATTTCGTTTCAGGAATCCATGAAACTTGTGGAAGACGGGTTTATTGCCGGAGCGGATGTCAATGGAGAGTTCATAGAAAACATTAAGGAATATCCGGCATATTTCAAAGAAGCCGGACTTTCTGCAAGCGAGTTTATAGCCATCACTACACAAGCCAACAAGGCCGGAATCTATTCCGACAAGGGCATAGATGTGATTAAGGAGGGCAATTTGCGAATCCGAGAGATGACGAAGGCTACAGCTGAAGCCCTTGACGCCATCGGCATATCATCAAAGGAGGCTCAAAAGTCTTTGGCCGACGGCAGTAAGACTACCTTTGACATTATGCAAGAGGTTTCTGAAAAACTTGCCGAGTTCCCGGAAGCGTCGACAGAGGTAGGAACCGCTCTTGCGGACATCTTTGGGGGGCCTGGTGAGGATGCCGGATTGCAATACATCCTCACTTTGAAAGACATTGATACTAATCTCGACAATGTGAAAGACCGTGCAGGCGAGCTTGGCAGATTGCAGGAAGAGCAGTTGCGCAGTCAGGTTGAATTAGAGAATGTCATAGCCTCCGTGTTTGATTTCACCGGCGGCTCTTTTGTGTCTATGAATACCAGAGCAAAGATATTTGTAAATGACGGGATCATATACCTCATTAAGGGTTGTGTGGGT